AATTTATAAGAACAACAATAGAGGTATAAAATGGGACAAAAATTAGATTTTAATATCGAAGACGCAGGAATAAAAATTGATGGTGTTCAAGCCGTGGATTCCAGCGCAAATTTTCAAGGTGCAGGTATTGCAGCAGCCAAGATTACATCAGGCACAGTGCCTTCAGCTAGATTACCGCACACAATTACTACAACTGCTCCAACAGGAGTAGGAAGTACGTCAAGCGGCCACATCTTTTTCGTATATTCGAGTTAAGACATGGCAATATTTGTAAACGATTCCGGCACACTACGGACTGTTCGATTTATCGCTGTCAACGACAGCGGAGTCATTCGTCGTGTCAACGAGGTTTACGTCAATGATGGCGGAACTTTAGCTGGACCGTTTACTGCTACACACGAAACTACAAGGCAAACTGCCACAACTACTAGTACTATATCAGGCGTACAAAATACAGTATTCAACACGACTACTACTTTTGATACTGACTATAATACAACAACTACGTTTGACACAAGTAGAACAACAACTTTTGATACAAGTAGAACTACTGAGACAAGTAGAACTACTACATTCGAAACAACAACAGTATATAATACAACAGTCGAGACTACAACTGCTTTTAATACGACTACAGCGTTTACAACCACAACTACCTTTACAACTACACAAGGTACAACGACCGCTTATACTACAACTACGGCATTTAATACAACGACAACATTTAATACAACGCAGTCAACAACAACAGCATTTACAACGACAACAACTTTTGAAACAACTCAAAGTACTGTTACCGCATTTAATACTACAACAGCATATATAACATCTTTCGATACAACAATAGGAACTAGTAGGAATACTTCATTTGCGACAACAACTGCTTATGAAGATACAACAACATTTGCTACCGATACAGCTTATGTTGATAACACAGCTTTTGGAACAACAGTAAGCACAAATACTACACAGGCTACTAATACAAGTAGAAGTACAAACACAACACAAACAACTGGTACTACTACTACTTTTGAAACATCAACTGCTTACATTGATAATACATCATTTGCTACTATAACTGCGTATACTACTACACAAAGTACTAATACAGCAAGAAGTACTAACACAGCTAGAGATACTGCATATATTGACAATACAACATTTGCCACTATAACTGCTTATACTACTACACAAGCAACGAATACAGCTAGAAATACTAATACGGCAACTGCTTATATTGATAATACATCATTTGCTACTATAACTGCGTATACTACTACTCAGGCAACAAACACAGCAAGAAGTACAGGATTTACAAACTCTACAGCATACAATACTGCACAAGGAACAAATACAAGTAATAATACAGACTTCGGAAATAACACTGCATTTACTAATGATACAGCATATGTTGATGATACAGCGAAAGGTACAGGATTTACAAATATAACTTCTAGAATTACAAGCTTTATCAATAATACATCATTTACGACTGGATTTACAAACTCAACTGGATTTACAAATAATACATCTAGAAGTACAAATACAGCCAGAAATACGAACACTTCTAGAAATACCGCTGTTTCAAATAATACTGGATTTACAAATATCACTACTTATATAACGGTATTCCTAGATTATAACTTTGACCCAGAATTTGGAACATTCAATTATCAACAATCTGATAGTACATCTAGGTCAACCAATACATCTAGAAGTACATCTGGTAGTAGAGGTACAGGATTTACAAACTCAACTGGATTTACAAATAATACAGCTTTTGCAACTAATACGGCAAGAAACACAAACACATCAAGAGGTACAGGTAGAGCAACAAACACTGCTAGAAATACTATTTATAGTACGAACACTTCTAGAAATACGGCTATATCAACAAACACTTCCAGAAGTACAAACACTTCTAGAGGAACAAACACTTCTAGAATCACTAATTATATAGCTACTACATCTTTTGGTACTTCCAGAAATACAAACACTTCTAGAATTACCTCGTATATTGATAATACAGCTTTCGGTACAAGCAGAAGTACAAATACTACACAAGCAACGAATACATCTAGAAATACTAATACATCAACAGCTTATATAGATAATACAGCTTTCGGCACAAGTAGAAGTACAAACACTACTCAGTCAACTAATACTTCTAGAAGTACAGGATTTACAAATAATACAGCGTTTACAAATAATACTTCATTCGGAACAGATAGAAGTACAAGTACTACACAAGCTACAAATACTGCAAGAACTACAAATACTACTCAGTCTACTAATACAGCAACAACATTTGCTACCGATACTGCATATATTGACAATACAACATTTGCTACTATTAGTTCCTATACTACTACACAGGCTACTAATACTGCAAGAAGTACAAATACTACTCAAACTACAAATACAAGCAGAAGTACAAATACTACTCAATCTACAGCTTACGAAACTGCTTATATTACTTCTAGAGCATCTTCTAGAAGTACTGGAACTTCGCACTCGACCACAACGACATTTAATACAGCTAGGTCGACAGCTTCAAGTAGAGATACAACAACAACCTTTGAAACTTCACAGGGAACAGTTACAACTAGATCAACAGCTTCAAGTAGAGAAACAACAACAGCATTTGATACAGATAGAAGTACAGCGTCTAGTAGAACGACTGGTTCAAGTAGAACAACAACGAGTACTTTTGAAACAAGTAAGGCTACCGATACAAGTAGAACTACTACATTTGGAACTACAACCACTTTTGAAACTACTAAGACCACTACTTTTGGAACAGATAGAACAACAACAACTACTATCTCCACAACTAGAGCAACAGAAACAAACAGAACAACTGACCACTTAACAACAACTACTTTCGATACAGGAACAACAGTATTTGAAAGAATAACCGCCTCCCAAGCAGGTACAATTTTTGATACCGAAGTTGCGAGTCTAGCAGACTTTGGATTGTCTTATTGGGATGGCTCAGAATGGAGCGATTCTTAATATGATAAAAGCAGAACAAGAAGATATTACACCAAACTATCTTAATAAAAAACTAGAGTCAATGATGGCAGCCGTCTTTGACCATATTGGTGAAACAGAAGAAAGAATAAAAAACTTAGAAAAAGAACTTTTCAGGCTAAGAAATGAGAACAAAGCAAAAGCCAGTTAAGAAAAACAAACTAGTAGCAATGACTATAAATGAGTCTTTGGGAGATATACCAACTCATTTTATGAAGTCAGGTTCTTGTACAAGACCTAAAGATGACCTAGATGGATTAGCTAATTTAAAAGAAAGGCTTAGCCTTACTGTTAGTGAAGGAATTGAGTGGGAGTATGATTTATGGTTTAATACTAATGAATTACATAGTATTAGGAAATGGTTATACACAGATTTTTTAGGTAAAGGAATATACTGTAGAGTTAATTCTATAAAGATTAACACCAAGTTATTTAAAGCGATTGCTAATTCAGACATAAAGATTGATGAAGAAAGAATCGAAAAAATAGTAAACGGACTACAGAATAAATATAATTTACAATGGAATACAGAATTTTATGATAAAGTAATTTTCTTACCAGGCAGTAATTTATTATGTAAAGGAACTGTAATTGATTATAGTAGAGTAAAAAAATTAGTAGATGATGGATATGTAATAAAGCCTCATCCAATTACTGCTCATGTTTACATTGCAGATTTAAAAAGACGATTTGGTACAGAAAATGTACTAAATAAAAAAGAAGGTGGGTATGAACTACTACTTAATTGTAAACAAGTAGCGACTGCTCCAAATAGTGAGATGGGTTTAATAGCTCTCCTTCTCAAAAAACAACTTTCTCTTGTTAGCTTTCCTAAAGCAGCACGAGAGAAAAATTTATTAACTTACGAAAGTTTTTATGATACAGTATCAAATAGACAATCGTACCTTGCACTTTGCAAAATACTCTCAGCAAGAAACTCTGGAGTAATATTTGATTTTGATAAAGATGCGGAAGAAAGACTACAGGCATATGTAGATAACTTTTGGGAATTTAAAAAGATAAAAAAATGATTGAAATAGTACACCCCTATAAAAAAGTATGGAGTATGTTTACTTTAGCATCACTCCTGCCCGATAAAGAAGAAGTTAGAATACACTTATATGTAAATAATAAAGATTGGGATGAAGCTCCTATTGAATGGATAATAGATAATTTTCCTAATGTTAAGGTATATGAATCTTTTTGGAGAAAATCAGACTTAGCTAAATGTATGTGTCATTTAATCGATCACTGGAAAGATAAAGGTGGACTGAGCAAAAGAATCGTATGGCTAGGTGGAAATAATATAATAAACGGTAAATGGTCTAACAACTTTCCTAAAGCAGAATTCTTTGCGGGGTCGGTTTCTTTCTTAGCTCATAAAAGAGTATTTAGAAAACACCCAAGATTTCATGACTTTTACAGAATACTGAGAGTACCTATTTCACCTAAGAAAGTGGAGAACATTGACCCAGAGTTTATGATACTTAACTATGATATGTTAAAAAATTTCACACTTGAAGAATTATTCTGTCCAACAGAGGAAGATGCTTTAGCACAAGAATCTCCTAATATGCCTAAGATTGATAGACTACTATACCAAGCAAGTACAGAATACTTTATTGCAAGATTACTAACTTATCAACATAAATTTATGCCACTATACATGTGTGGAAGAAATGACATTTTAGTACAGAAAGAAGCCATTGGGCCTCTTGATAGTGTTAACTATAATGTAATGCTAAGAAAATCTTTCCAATTAAATATACAACATAAGTGGTTAATTGCAGAATATTTAGACTTACCTACTGGTCTACAACTTTCACTTCCTTGGGATATGTATACCAACTTAATTCCTAGTATACCTATAAATATGCGAAATGCACGAAATAATGAGATTTTGATGTTAAAATCAACTAAACAGAAACGCGTAGCTGGGTCATTAGTAAAAGTAGGATTTAGACTAGGAAAAATCTAGAAACTCATCTTTCAAATCTGAAAGAACTTTCCATTTAATTTTGCCTCTTTCGGCTAACTCTTTTACTATTTGTTTTTCATTGGGATTGTGAGGATTCTGTGACATACTATTAACTGGCAGGTGCCAGCTGGCGGGGTAGTCTCCTCCTGTAGCAAATGGTAGTTTTTTGGAAAAGAAATCAAATCCTATGATTTCTATACTCTCATATTCACACTTATTTAAAAAATACAATATACCGAGAAAACCTGCAGAAGGACGATTGCCTAAGGCTTTCTTATTAGTAGCTCCTACCAAGTCAAATATTTCTAGTATTTCTTTATCTGTAAACATATTCTCATATTCAAAATCTAACATCTGAGACTTTGGCTCTATGTCCATATGTATTCTACAACGGTTAAATAAGATTTTTGCATCTTTAAACTTGTAATGGTACTTCTGCCTTAAGAAACCTGTAATCCATACATCAGTTTTTTTACCTATCTGTGCAAAATTTTCATCTGTAGGTATGCCTTTTCCAAATCTAACAATCGTGTCAAAACTGTCAATATATGAGCCGTACTCGTGTTGAAGTAATTCTACTGAATTTCCTACCAGTATTACTCGCCCCATCACGATTCCAACTCCAAATTTTTAGCAATTTCTTTCCATTCTTTAGAATATTTTTCATTGTCATTTATACCCATCCACGGTCCGCCATCTGTAAAGTGTACTGCTTTAGCTCTATCTCCAAAATCATAATAGTTTACTAGAGCATTGTAAGAAGCAGGTAAAGAGCCTATTCCATCTGCCCAAGTAAATCCATGTAAGTGTCTTGGTGCGGCATTATTCACATACCACTCATTTAGCGCATGACATTCTGCATTATTGAAATACATTAAAGATGACCAATACTTTTTCTTGTATGGTCTATTTGTTTTATCATGCATTTTAGTATATTCATCACATACTAAATCAGCATGTTTTACACAGTATACGGACTCATTATTATTTTTAAAATGAGTTATTTCTTGTGGGTCACATCTCCATAAAAAGTCACCATCACAGAATAAAGAATATCCCATGTAATTAGAGAGGTAAGGCACAAGAAATCTAGTAAAAGCAAATTCAGTATTTCCTTTGTCTTTTCTAGTATAGATTCCTTGTTCCTCCAACTCTGACGTAATTAGAGGTATGACTTCATGTGTAGGATTAAATCGTAAGATTGATGCCTTACACACTTCAAACATTTCAGGATATTCACTTTCATATCCTACAAATATCTTCATTAGTCTTCCTTTAATTGCTCACCAAGATCATTAACATACGCCTGTCTAGCCGTTTGTGTAATAGCCATCTTGTGTTTAAAATCTTCAATATCAATGTCACACTTGTTTATTGCATTAACAATATTTTGCTGTTCTTTAGTTAACGCTGAAACATCATATGTGGTTTCATCAATAGTGATTGTTTGTGTAGGTAGTTCTGAACTCATTTAAATATATCCTGCCAGTTGCCTTGTGTACTACTTTTAGCATACTCAGTAGAACGGTTTTCAAAAAAGTTGGTATGCTCAACTGCATTAACTTGCATATCAACCCAAGGTAATGGATTGGTAGTGCTATGGAATATATTTTTCATGCCTAAGCCTAGTAATCTTCTATCCGCTATATAACGAATATACTCTTTTACTTCTTTTGCTGTCAAATCAGGTATATCTGCTTTATCAAAACAAATATCAATAAACTTATCTTCTAATTCAACAACGCGTTCGGCTGCACAATATATTTCATATTTTAGTTTGTCTGTCCATATCTCTGGATTTTCAGAAATGAACTCCCTAAATAATTTAGAAACAGACTCTACATGTAAAGTTTCATCACGAATACTCCATGTTACAATCTGCCCCATACCTTTCATTAGGTTGTGTCTTGGATAGTTCAATAGTATGGCAAATGATGAGAATAACTGTACTCCTTCTGTAAACCCACTATATACTGCCATAGTTTTGGCAATATTATGTGCGTCATTCATATTGAAGTCAGACAAGTACTCATGCTTTTCTACCATTTCTTGAATATCCATAAACTCTTTGTAAATCTCATCAGACTTACCGAGTGTTTCTAGTAAAGATGAATATGCATCTTGGTGTACAGCTTCCATAGCTGCAAAAGATACTAACATCATTCTTACCTCTGGTGCTTTAAATGTCGGAAGATAGTGCTTGGCATAACCACAGCACACATCTACATCAGCTTGTGTAAAAAATCTAAAAATGTTATCTACTAACTGTCGATTATCCGCAGTTAATTTTTCATTATAGTCTTTTATATCATCAGCCATAGTTACTTCTTCAGGCATCCAATGCATTTGTTGTTGCTTTTTATAGGCTTCAAACGCCCATCCGTAGTCAAACGGTTTATAATAATTTCTTTCTTCTAATAGCTTACTCATTTATCCCTCGCACGCTAAACAATCTGATTGTTCAAATATTATTTCTCGCTTAGCTTGATTAGATACATTATCAGCTCTACTGATAGCTTCACTTCTCAAGTAATACAATGTTTTTAAATTCTTTGCCCATGCTAACATATGGACATTATGTAAATCGCCTTTATTTACATCAGGCGGGAAGAATAGATTAACACTTTGAGACTGACATACATATTCTTGTCTAGTACTAGCGTGTTCTATAATCCAGGCTTGATTTATTTCTACGGCTGTTTTGAATACATCTTTTTCCCACTCGTCAAGAATATCAAGATGTTGTACACTACCTTTGTTTGAAACAATACTAGTCCAAGTTTCATTATATAAATCAGTATGTCCAATCTTTTGCATTAATAATTTATCTAAAAATTTATTCTTTACTAAGTTACTTCCTGATTTAGTTTTTTGAGTGTAGGCATTTGCACGGAAAGGCTCAATACTAGGACTTGTGTTTCCACATATAATACTAGATGAAGCATTAGGAGCGATTGCCAACAGATGTGCATTTCTTACTGAACATGTATCATCGTCTGGACAGGCTCCTCTTTCAACAGCTAATTTTCTAGTTGTTTCTTCCGCTTGTGATTTGATGTGTTGGAACATAGATGAATTAGCACCTGTTGCCATAGGATTATCAAAAGGTATTCCATTCTTTTGTAAATACGCATGAAAACCCATAGCGCCAAGTCCAATACTCCTCTCCCTTTGAGCACTAAACTTAGCTTTCTCTAGTTGGTCTGGAGCATTATTAATAAAGTATTCAAGTACATTATCTAACATTCTGATTAAATCAGGTATAAATGCAGGTACTTCTTTCCATTCATCATAATACTCTAGATTAACACTAGATAGGCAACAAACTGCTGTTCTTTCTTCATTTGTAGCGAGTGTTATTTCCGAACACAGATTACTGTGATGTACTTTTAAACCTTTTTTCTTTTGGAAGTCTGGTAAATCTTTGTTTACCGCATCTTCAAACATTAAGTAAGGCTCTCCAGTTTCCATTCTATTCTGAAGTATTTTAACCCATAAAGCTCTCGCAGATACGGTTTTCTTTACTTCAAGGGAATGAGGATCTGTAAGATCCCAGCTGTCGTCAAAATCAGGATACTTTGAAGCGGAGTGAATAAGCTCCATAAAAGCGTCAGGGACAACCACAGCGTGATGGATATTAGTACACTTGCGGTTAATATCGCCACCAGTTGGCTTCCGTACATCTAAAAATTCCTCAATCTCGGGGTGACTCATATGTAAATAACCTGCATAACTACCCCGTCTAGTTACTCCTTGTGAAAAAGCCAACATTTCAGCATCCACAACTTTTGTAAAAGGTATAACTCCTGTGCTTTCGCTACCTTTGGAAGTCTTAGTACCAGACGCACGAACATCACTCCATGTGCCTCCAATACCCCCACCAAAAGAACTTAAGAACGCATTTTCTACAAAATGGTCTGTTATTCCTTCTCTACTATCATCTACATAATTTAAAAAGCAACTAATAGGTAATCCTCTTTTAGTTCCTCCATTTGATAATACTGGCGTAGCAAACATGAACCATAACTTGCTAACATAGTCGTATAATCTTTGTGCGTGGTCTTCGTCGTCCGCAAACGCCATAGCTGCCCGCGCAAAAGCTTCCTGAGGTGATGTTTCGTCACCTACCATATATCTATCTCTTAGAGTTGCATGTGCAAATTCATCTAAGAGTTCGTCTTTACTAAAGTCTATTTTCACTGACATAATTTTCCACTAATCCTATAATTTCTTCTGCATGACCTAAGACTGCACCGTCTACGTCATAAGTTAAATCCATGAGTTTAATACCAATTTCTAGTCCTTCACTTCCGAACTCATTTAAGTTCTGTATGAATTTGTATTTTCCGTCTATTGGTAGACTCGCCATAATATCAAAAATGTCTCCATATTGTTGAATAATCTGTGTCGCTCTCTTTGGACCGATACCGTCAACTCCTGGGACATTATCTCCCTTATCTCCTGTTAAGCACTTATAAGTAAGAAAGTACTCTGGCTCGAAATCATAATGTTCGTCCCAGTTAAATAAGGTTGTTTCTTTTCTAGTGACTGTAGAGAATCTACTTATATTCTCATCAATAAGTAAATCCCAGTCTCTATCTGATGAAATCATCCAAATATTTTGTATACCTAGATTCTCTCTATTTTGACAGATAAGAGCAGCTATGTCATCAGCTTCTACGCCTGGATATTTAAGCGTAAGGTGTCCCTTATACTTTAAAGTATTCATAGTAGTTTGGAACTCGGCTAAGAACTCTTGGAACTCTTGTTCCTCTTTCTCAGTCTGTTCTGCATATCTCTCTTTTCTGTTTGCTTTATATTCGGGATATATTTCTTTACGGTAATTACTACCGCCATCCCCTAAGACTACGATTTCTCCGCAGTCGTAAGACTTTGCTAATGATTGTACTGTTCTCACATAATCATGTTCAAAGTCATTCTTGCCCTGATGTTTCCATCTGAACGCCAAGTTGAGTCCATCAACTATTAGTAAGTTCCCATTCGGGATCGACTCTCCATGGCTCGTAAATTTTATCGCCATTTGTAAACTTTAACTCCTCTGTTTCTAAAAATTGTTCAGCAAAGGTGACATAGCACCCCAACCAGTTTATGTACATATGTTTTTTGTAACATGGCTTTCTTGTCGTTGCCACGTACCATTGTGAGTGATTCTCCTTAAATATAAGTAGAGGTTCTTGCTCCATTTCCTGTGCTTGTTTGCACAGCTTAGACCACCAACCCACAAAGGTATTACTCTTTTGAGTAAATATTTTGTGATTAAATGCCATATCACGATAGAACTTAACCTCTATTGTAAAGAGATTATGTTTGTGAGGTACCATTAAATCGCCTTTTATCTTGCCAGAACCTGAGCCAGGAGTCTGTACAAACTCCTCGCCCGTGATTCTTTTAAGCATATCTGCTACGCGTATCTCAGCGTCATGACCTTTTCTTCTAGAATTAACCATCCAATAAAGCCTTGAGTTCTGTAAATCCGCCTATCTTATTTCCGTCAACTATAATCTGAGGGAACGTCCTTGCATTAGGAAACAGTTCTCTGACTTCTGTTGGTTTAAAACCATCGCCCATCATCTTATATACAGTCTCGTGTACTTTTGGATGATTTTCTGCTAAATTTTTTGCTTGTACACAATAAGTACAATTTGGTATACTGTAAATTACTACTTGCATGTTGTTCCTTTTTATATTATATTATATCAAATTTGGAAGATGTTGTCAAGAGTTACTTTATCCTTCTAAGTAACTAATATTATCTTCTTTAGTTATTTCTATTTTTTCTAGTAATGGATGAGTCCAACCATGTGATACCATATAAGTATTTAAGTTTTCTTCTTTAAGTAATACTTCCACTACTTTTTCTTTACCAACTTCGTCTAAGGCTTGGTTTACCTCATCTAAGAATAGCACATTTATTTGACTACGACTAATAGAAGCCATAAGTTTTCTTATTGCAACTAATGTCGCTATGTTTACTCTAGCTAACTCGCCGCTAGAAAGAGCAAGGATGTCAATAATATTGCCGTTATCTGACACTTCCACATTTAATTTATCATTCTCCACTACAAAATTTATACTAAATCTACCATCGCTAAACTCTGCTAGATAGTCGTTTGTTAATACTTCCAACTCTTTTACTAGACTCTCTATCTTGTAGGCTAGCAATCCGTTGGTACTAAATGCTTTCTTGAGTGTTTCAAGTATCGCCAGTTTGCTTTCTGCACTCTGAAGATGAGACTGGTTCTCATCGAGTTGCTTTTGAAAGCCATCAGTTTGTTCCAGTATGATGCCAATTCTTGTATTGTGTCTCTCTCTTCTTTCGTTTTCATCTATGACCTCTTGAAGAGTTGACCTACTATTGGCAATCTTTCTACGAAGTTCCGCAATTTGCTCGGAGATTCTTTCTCCGTCCATTGCTTTTGTCGGGAGGTCATTGTCAATAGACCTGAAGACTTGTTCCCATTCTTGTACTCCTTTGGCTGCTTCCCTATGTATTTTATTTGCATGTTGTATCTCGGTTAATTCTGCTTTCTTAGATAAGTATAATAACTTAGCTTCTTTAACTCCTTTTCTATGGAGTTCTAGTTTTTCTTCACTAAAATCTGTCTCAATATCTTGTCCACATGTTGGACACTTGCCTGTA